CGCCGCCCCTCGCTTTTTCTCTCCCCGAGGACCCAGAGCAGCCAGATACGGTCAGGCTCGAGCTCGCGTGGAACTACGACGTCCTGGCGCGGACCCCCTGGCTCCTGCCGCTCCTCGAGGTTCCGGACGATGCCGCAGTCCCGCTCATGATGACGCCCGTGCCAGCGGACGCCGTGGGCACCTACGGGTGGGATGCCATCGAGTGGATCGAGCGCGAGCTCACCGACAACAGCGGGCGCCCGCTGGTGCTGCGCTGGTGGCAGCGCCTGTCCCTGGTGCGCCAGCTCGAGCACCGCGAGGACGGCAGCCTGTGCTTCCGGACCAAGGTCGAGTCGGCGCCGCGCCGCGCCGGGAAGTCGGTGGGGCTGCGCGGCGGCGCGCTGTGGCGCATGGAGCACGGGCGGGCACTGTTCGGCGAGACACAGGACGTGATCCACACGGGATCCGACATGGCGATCTGCCGCGAGATCCAGAAGCAGGCGTGGCGGTACGCCGAGGAGACGTGGGGCATGCGCTCGGTCACGCGCGCCAACGGCAAGGAGCAGATCGAGACGACGCGCGGCGACCGGTGGCTGGTGCGCGCCCAGGACTCCGTCTACGGCTACGACTGTCACCTGGGCATGGTCGACGAGGCGTGGAACGTGAAGCCCGACACCGTGTCCGAGGGCCTGGAGCCGGCCATGCTCGAGCGCTCCTCGCCGCAGCTCGTGCTGACCTCGACGGCGCACCGTCGCGCGACGTCGCTGATGCGTACGACGCTGGCGGCCGCGCAGGCGATGACCGACGCCGAGGTGCTCCTGCTGCTGTGGGGCGCCCCGGCCGGCGCGGACCCGGGTGACCCGGCCGTCTGGCGGGCAGCGTCGCCGCACTGGTCCGAGGAGCGCCGCCGGTGGATCGCGGCGAAGTACGAGAAGGCGCTGGCAGGCGAGGAGGACCCGGAGTTCGACGACCCGGACCCGATGAAGGGCTTCGAGGCGCAGTACCTGAACATCTGGCGCATCAACGAGCCGAAGACGGTCGGCACCCCGGTGATCGAGGCCGAGGCGTGGGGCGTCCTGGCCGCGCCGACACCTACGCGCGAGCCGGACTCGGTCGCCGTCGAGGCGTGGTTCGCCGACGGCGTGTCCGTCGCCCGCGCGTGGAAGCTCGACGCCGGGCCGGTGGTCGTGGCCGTGTCCGACTTCCCCGACCTGCCGACGGCGGCCGCGTTCGTGGCATCCCTGGGGCTCAGGAAGCCTGCCCTGGTCGGGACGTCGCTGACCGACCACGCGACGTGGCGCGAGCACAAGGTGCGCCCGACGAAGATGGCCGACAGCACGCGCTCGCAGGTCGGGGACCTGATCCGGTTCCTCAAGGAGCAGGCGTTCGTCCACACCGGCTCCCCGGCCCTCACCTCCCAGGTGCTGGACCTGCGAGTCTCCCGGGGAGTCGACGGCCCGCGGCTGCGCTCGACCGGGCGGGCCGACGCGATCAAGGCGGCGACGTGGGCCATCGGCGAGGCGATGAACGCCCGCCCGCGGATGGTTCTCCCGAGCCGGTACCGCCGCGCGTCCTAGGTACGGGTGGGGGGTAAGGGTATAGAATTCATCACGTGGGGATTTTCTCGAGCTGGCCACTGATCCGGCGCACCGCCGAGCAGTCCGTCGTCGTCCCCGAGAAGCCCCTCGGCGTCCGCTTCGACGCGATCGGCACCTCGGACATCCCGCCGGAGTTCTTCGGGCTCACGTCCTACGCGGACACCCTGGCGCCGGCCCCGCGCATCGACCGTCGCTCCGCCATCCAGGTCCCCGCCGTCAAGCGCGGGCGCGACCTGATCGCCGGGCAACTCGCGACGCTGCCCGTGGACCTGTTCGGTCCGGACAACGCGCAGGTCACGTCCGCTCTGCTGGAGCAGCCCGAGGTCGGCATTCCGCGCTCGGTGACCCTGGCCCGGACCTTCGAGGACATGCTCTACGAGGGTGTCGCGTGGTGGCTCATCACCGAGTACGGCTGGCACGGCTTCCCCGTGAAGGTGAAGCGGCTCGACCCGAGGACCGTCTCTGTGAAGCAGAACGGCAAGGTCTACATCACGAAGATGGGGCACACGGGCCAGGTCACCGAGTACGCCGACGACTTCGACCTCATCCGGTTCGACTCCCCCAACGACCCGCTCCTGATCGCTGGTGCTCGTGCGATCCGCACCGCACTCGCCCTGGACTCCGCCGGCGCGCGGTACTCCGAGGGCAACCAGCCGCTGGACTACTTCACGCCGGCCGACGGGTACGACCCCGACCAGGCCGAGCTCGACGAGGCGATGGACGCCTGGGACGCGGCGCGCCGGCAGCGCGCTACCGGGTACGTACCCGGCACCCTGAAGTACAACACCGCTGGCTGGAACCCCGAGCAACTCCAGATGGCCGACCAGCGCCAGCACGCCCGCCTGGAGATCGCGAACACCCTCGGAATCGACCCTGAGGACCTGGGTATCCCGACGACGACGCGGACCTACCAGAACGCTCAGGACCGCTACCAGGCCAGGATCAAGGACACCCTCCGCGGCTACATGGTCGCGTTCGAGGAGCGCATCTCGATGAACGACGTTACCCCGCGGGGGTACCGGGCGCGCTTCAACACCTCCGACCTGCTCCGCTCCGACGACATGACCCGCGTGCAGGTGGCCGAGAAGGCCGTCACCTCGAAGCTCCTGGAGCCGGAAGAGGCGCGCCGGTATTTCGACCCCACTCTGCCGGTCAACACGAAGGACACCGCTGATGCCTGAGACGTTCGAGACGACCGGCTCCCAGGTCTTCGAGGTCAACACCGAGTCGCGCACGATCACCGGCCTGGTGGTCCCGTTCGACGTGATCGGCGAGAACAGCAACGGCCAGTTCGCCTTCACGAAGGACGCCGACTACTCCTGGCCCGCTGACGTGTCCCGCGTGAAGCTGCTGCTGCAGCACGACTTCACCAAGGCCGTCGGCCACGCGCTGTCGCTGGAGAAGACCGACACCGGCATCGTCGGCAAGTTCAAGGTGAAGCGCGGCGCCGACGGCGACGAAGCCCTCCAGGGCGCCGAGGACAAGGTGAACGACGGCCTGTCGATGGGCCTGTCCAAGCGCGCGAAGTTCACCCCGAAGGACGGCGTGCAGTACGGCACGACCGTGCCCATCTCCGAGGTGTCCCTCACCCCGCTTCCCGCGTTCGACGACTCGCGGGTCATGTCTGTGGCGGCGTCCGCCGTCCCTACCGGAAAGGAGCCCGACATGGGCGAGCAGAACCCCGAGGTCGAGGCTCCGGCGGTGGACTTCACCCCCGTCTTCGACAGGATCAAGGACCTGGACGCGAAGTTCGACGCGTTCCAGAGCATGCCGAAGCGGGAGACCGTGAAGGCCGGCGAGGGCGTGCAGCGAGAGGAGCTGCCCTACCGGTTCGACGGCACGAAGGGCGAGCACGGCTTCCTGGCCGACATCGTGTCCGCGAAGTTCGGCGCGGGCGACGCCGGCGAGCGGCTGAACGCGTTCCTCGGCGAGGCGTTCGCCAGCATCACGACCGGCAACGTCGCGGCGCACAACCCGGTGCCCACGCGGCCCGAGCTGTACGTGGACAACCTCCACTACGGTCGTCCGCTCTGGAACCTGGTGACGACCGGGACGCTGGACGACATCACCGCGTTCATCATCCCGAAGTTCGCCTCGGCCTCGGGCCTGGTGGGTGCGCACACGCAGGGCACCGAGCCGACCGAGGGCGCGTTCACCGCCACCACGCAGACGATCACCCCGACCGCGCTGTCCGGCAAGGCGATCCTCAACCGCGAGGTCGTCGACCAGGGCGGCAACCCGAAGGTCGACGCCATCATCTGGAACGAGATGGTCTCGGGCTACTTCGACAACCTGGAGACCGCCATCGCGACCGTGCTGGGCGCGGTCGCCACCACCGAGATCAACATCGGTGGCGGCGCGGACGACGGCGCCAAGCTGGCGCTCCTGACGGCCGCGCTCGCGAAGTTCCAGTTCCTCAAGGGCGGCGACCGGTTCTCCGGCTTCGCCGCCGACCCGACGCTCTACGGCTTCCTCACGGCGGCCAAGGACACGACCGGGCGCCCGCTCCTGCCGATCCTGGGCGCGACCAACTCGGACGGCTCGAAGCGCGCGTCGCTGGAGTCGGTCCAGGTCGGCGCGAAGACCGCGACCCCGGCCTGGGCCCTCGCGGTCGACGCCGACGCCAGCGGTGACCCGTCCGAGAAGTCGTTCCTGTTCGTGCCCGGCTCGGTCTACGCCTGGGCCTCCGCGCCGCGCCGGATCGACATGGACTACAAGGTCGCGACGGTCGAGGTCGGCATCTGGGGCTACAAGGCCGCGGGCGTGACGCGCGACAGCGACGTCGTCCCGGTCGACGCCACCACGTCCGACACCGCCGACTGATCTCCAGCAGGGGCTGGTGACCCAGCCTCCCAGCCCCTGCTGGTCCAACACGAAGGGAGGTACCGAGGTGCCCACTCCGCCCACTCTGGCCAACGTGAAGACGTACCTCGGTACCTCGAGCACGTACACGGACGCCGAGGTTCAGACCGCTCTGGACGCCGAGACGCTGGCCCAATCCAGGGCAGTCCGCCTGCCGGTGGACGCCGACCCGGAGAACCCGTCGCCCTACCCGGCTGACCTCGCGGAAGCACTGTTCCGCAGGGTCCACCACAACCTCGTACTGAGGGGCCTGCCCCTCGGGCTCCAGGCATCGATCGCGGAAGGTGCCGTGCAGACCAACCGGGTCGGTGGCACCGACGCCGAGGTGCGTCGCCTGGAGCTCCCCTTCCGGAAGTGGAGCATCGCGTGAGCGCCGAGACGCGTACTGCGATCGCCAACGCTGCGACGCTCCCGCCCCTGCCTGAAGCCGAGCCTGGCGCTCCGAACCGGACCAACGTCACCCCGTACTTTCGGCAGGCCACCAAGTCCGGTGAGGGACACGTGGCCCGTGGTCCGAGGAACCGTGACGACTCCGGCTTCGGCTGGATCGACACGTACGAGGTGCTGATCCCGCTGTCGACCGACGTGGCGGCCGCGGAGAAGCTCCTCGAGGCCATCCAGGACGACCTCCTGGAGCGCCTGCACCCGGTCATGGTCGTGCAGTCCGTGACCCCGACCGAACTCGTCTTCGAC